CAAGGTCATTGGCCTGATCGAGTGGGTGGACAATCCTTTCAAATTGTTCACAGTGATCTTGCTGTCGTTTCTGGCCTTTGCCGGCTACTTTGCTTGGGACTCAAGGCAAGTGCTGCTCCATGCTATTACGACTCAAGACAAGATGCCCCAGCTGGCCAAGCAAGAGCAATTGCTCATTCCGGCCAGAAGTCTGATGAAGGATGTGGATGGCATTGTCTTGCTGATCCACAAGGCCAACTTGGCCACCAATAGCCGCACCACTGTGCTGGCGCTCAATTCTGATGGATCAAGAGAGAAGGCCGTTGAGGGGACTGTCACAAGCCTTTTTAACGCAAGCGCTGACCGCAATGCTGCCATGGTGGCCATGCTCAACAACGAGGTGCTGTGCGAAGAGTTCAACCCAAGCAGCAAGGTCGGTGAGTGGGGTATCAAGCAGGGTGTCAAATTCATGTGCCGAGGCTCAATCCCACCGGACCCTGGCAAGTTTGCCGGCTACATTGCCATTGGTTTTAAAGACAAGCCAGAGGACATTCCGGCCTTAAAGACCCGCATCAACTTGGCAGCCAGTGATATGTCAGAAGATTGAAAATGAATGCGCTGGCTCATTCTGTTACTGTTATTGGGGCTAGTAGGCGCTACAGCCAAGAATGGCTGTCAGGTGCGCGAGTTTTGGTCGATTGCTTGGACAATTCACAACCCCTCAGAGCGCCATCAGCAGATGTCTATGTGGCTGACAAACAATGTAAAGTTTTGCAGAAGTCAAGATTTAACAGTCATTTGGAACAACCTATCTGAGTGGGCTGGCACAGCAGATTCAGCAGAACTCAGAACTAAAGTCATTCATGGGTACAAAGATGCACTTGAGAGGGAAAAGAAATGATCGACACAATCAAGCTATTTCCAACTGTGCAGCCCTCTGGTTATCCAGACAGGCATGACCTTGCTCAAGCAAAGCTAGAAAAGCAACATGAGATGAATAAGGCAAATGAGTTGGCCAAGCAAAAGCAGACAGAACTGCAAGATTTAGCGTTTGAGATTTACACAAAAAAAGTAGTGCAAGAGCAATTGCGCATGGAAATATTTCAGAATCGAAAGGTGGATGTTTATGTTTGATATTTTAAGTGGCGGCATATTGGGGTCAATCTTTGGCGGCATCTTTAGGATGGCGCCAGAGGTCTTGAAGTGGCTTGATAAGAAAAACGAGAGATCGCACGAACTCTTGATGTTTTCTCGCCAGTGCGAACTAGAGACACTGCGCGGTCAGCAAAAGCTCGCTGAGATTGGCGCTCAACGTGAAGCAGCTGTCGATGTGGGGGTGATGGATGCCTTTAACAATGCCATCACCCAGCAGGCCGAGATGGTCAAAGCTGCTGGTGGATGGGTGGCCAGTCTATCGGCATCAGTGCGGCCCCTGGTCACATATTGGGTGCTGTTTGTGTGGAGCTTCATTCATGTCTGGTTTGCATGGAATGCTTGGCTTGCTGGCGCCCCAGCGGTGGAGGTGTTTAAGACCATGATGACTCCAGACTTTTCTGCATTGCTGTCAGGAACAATCAATTATTGGTTTCTGGATAGAACTCTTTCTAAGCGCGGATTATGAACTTAGAGCTGGCTGCTGCCCTTTGCCGCCAGTTTGAGGGCTATCGTGCCAAGCCCTATCTTTGCCCTGCTGGAGTGGCAACGATAGGCTACGGCTCGACCTACTACGCTGACAAGCGCAAGGTGACATTGGAGGACCCGCCAATGGATGAGCCAACTGCCAGAGCTTTGTTGATGATAGAGCTTGAGCATACTTACCTACCAGGTGCATTAAGGAATTGCCCCATATTGGCCACAGACGAAAAGAAGTGCAACGCCATTGTGGACTTCTGCTACAACTTGGGGACTGGCAGGCTCCAGACCTCCACATTGAAACGAAAGATCAATGCCGGTGACTGGGAAGGCGCCAAAGAGCAGCTCATGCTGTGGACCAAGGGCGGTGGCAAGGTTTTGCCTGGTCTACTAAAGCGCAGAAAAGCCGAGTGCGCTTTGCTTGATTGAGGCATAAAATTGCACCATGGCCAATGTCAAGCAACAATTAGAGTCCCCATCTATACCGAGTCTGGGTTTCCCGCCAGAGGCGTATGAGCGCAGGCACTTGAATGAGAACTATGGCGCTTTAAACAATTACTTCAGAAAAGTGACCACAGTGCTGGGGTCTCTGTTTGGGCCAAGGGGTGGCAAGTTTATGAATAACCCCTATGGGGCATTTCAAGACTCGACCGACCAGGCGGCTGCAAACACCACCACGGCCTATGCGGTCACATTCAACACGACAGACTTTTCCAATGGCGTGACCATGGCCAGTGGGTCAAGAATCACTGTGGCCGATGCCGGAATCTGGAACTTGCAGTTTTCCATTCAGTTTACAAACACGACAAATGCTTCTCAGGATGTGGATGTTTGGTTTCGGGTCAATGGCACAAATGTGGCTAACTCAAACAGCAGATTTGGATTTGCACCCAGAAAAGGTGCTAGCGATCCTTATCACACCATTGCTGCCATGAATTACTTTGTGAGCTTAAATGCGACTGACTATGTTGAGATAATGTGGAGACCAACCGATGTGGGGGTCACGATTGAACAATACGCTGCCGGAACAAGCCCCACACGGCCAGCAGTGCCATCAGCCATTGTCACAATGAGCTTTGTGTCCAACTTACCAACAATATAGCCATGTACATACCACTCAAATTACCACCAGGCATTTACAGAAACGGCACTGAGTACCAGGCAGCAGGCCGGTGGTATGACGCAAATCTGGTGCGCTGGTACGAGAACACTCTGCGGCCCATGGGTGGCTGGAGAAAACGTGCAACTGGCCAGATGTCTGGCCTATGCCGCGGCTTCATCACTTGGCGCGATAACAGTGCCAACCGATGGATCGCTGCTGGAACGCACACAAAACTCTATGCCATGAATGAGGGTGGAACACTCAAAGAAATCACGCCAACTGGTTTGACAGCTGGCATTGCAGATTCATTGTCAAAGACCGGCTATGGATACAGCACCTATGGCTCTCTGGCCTATGGCACAGCAAGGCCAGACACTGGGTCAGTCACTCCGGCCACCACATGGTCCATGGACACATGGGGCGAGTATTTGATTGCTTGCTCAAGTACCGATGGCAAGCTCTATGAGTGGCAATTAGGCTTCACAACGCCCACATTGGCAGCAGCAATCACCAATGCCCCAACGGGCAACAAGGCGGTTTTAGTCACTGCCGAGCGCATCATGTTTGCCCTTGGCGCTGGTGGCAATCCACGCAAAGTGCAGTGGTGCGACCAAGAGAACAATACAGTTTGGACCCCAGCTGGCGACAATCAGGCAGGCGACTATGAACTGGCAACGCCTGGCTCACTGATCGCTGGCAAGCGGGTCAAGGGTGTAAACCTACTGTTTACAGATGTCGATGTCCACACGGCCCAGTACATTGGCGCTCCATTTGTCTATGGCTTTGAGAAGGCTGGCTCTGGCTGCGGTCTCATTTCAGCCCAGTCTGTGGCCGCCATTGACACTGCTGCCATTTGGATGAGCAAGTCTGGCTTTTGGATTTATGACGGCTATGTCAAGCCACTGCCAAGCGATGTGTCGGACTATGTCTTTGGCAATATCAACTTTAACCAGGCATCCAAAGTCTATGCGGTCCATAACAGTAAGTTTGGTGAAATTTGGTGGTATTACCCCAGCAGTGGAAGCAATGAGAATGACAGTTACTGCACTTTCAATTACAGAGAAAACCACTGGAACATAGGCACATTGGCCAGAACTGCTGGCACTGATGCTGGTGTGTTTACCAATCCCTTGGCGGTTTCAACTGATGGCTACATCTACGAGCATGAGGTCGGTTTTGCTTATGACAGCGCCAGCCTATACGCTGAAAGTGGACCAGTGCAATTGGGCAATGGCGACAACATCATGTCGGTCAGGCAAGTGGTCCCAGATGAGCAGACACTTGGTGAGGCCGTGGTTTCATTCAAGACCGGAAATTACCCGACTGGTGACCAGTCCACATTTGGGCCATACACGGCAGCCAACCCGACCGATGTCCGGTTCGCAGCGCGTCAGGTCAATGTGAAGGTGACTGGTAACACTTTGGCTGACTGGCGTATTGGTGTGATGAGGCTTGAGGCCATCCCAGCCGGTAAGCGATGAGCGACCAAGAACATTTGGAAAGGTTGCGCCACCATGTGGAGGCGGCATTAGAATACTCTGGAGGCACACATAATTTTGACGATGTCGCTGAGATGGTCGAGGATCACAGATTACAGCTGTGGCCGGCCAAGGACTCGGTGGTATTGACAG